CTTGCTTATTGGATCGTCAATCGCGGCACAGGTAACAGTAGTGTTGCAAATGTAAGTTTTCAAACTGGCAACACTGTACTAGTATTACCAGATTCTGGTTATATAGATTTTGCAGGCAGTGGTGCATCATTGATTAAAAACACAACCGCTAATTGCTCAGTTGGTCTAATCAATAGTACTACTGGTTATTTGATGATCGAATTTCAAAAAGTACCAACGATCGATAAGTAAGGATCTATCAAATGAAATTAATCTGCGAACAAATAGAAAACGTACGTTACGTTACAGAAGCCAAAGAGTCTGGCAAGAAGGATTACTTCATCGAAGGTATCTTCATGCAAGGTAATATTCAGAATCGTAATCGTCGTATGTATCCAGTATCAATCCTTCAGAAAGAAGCAGAACGCTATATGAAGGAATCGGTTCAACAGAATCGTGCATACGGAGAATTAGGTCATCCTCAAGGTCCATCAATCAATCTTGATCGTGTATCTCATATGATCAAAGAGCTTCGTCAAGATGGAAACAATTTCTATGGTCGTGCTAAGATCATGGATACTCCTATGGGTAATATTGTGAAGAATCTTATGGATGAAGGAGCTTCTTTAGGCGTATCTACTCGCGGTATGGGTTCTATCAAAGAAAATAAGCAAGGCTTTATGGAAGTACAAGATGACTTTCATCTAGCTACAGCTGCCGATATCGTGGCTGATCCTTCTGCCCCTGATGCATTCGTTCGTGGCATCATGGAAGGTGTAGACTGGGTATGGGATAACGGTCTTCTTAAAGCACAAAAGCTTGAAGAGATGAAGAAAACGATCAAACGAACTTCATCAAAGAATCTCGATGAAGCAAAGCTTAGCATATTTGCAAGCTTTCTCAACGAATTGGTTAAAAAATAAGTTTTAATAAATATATCAAACATAATTTTTAGAAGGAGTTTCTAGATGAATCTTACAGAAACGATTAGAAAGATGAAAGACGTTGAGTTAGACGAAGCTGTAGAAGTCGGCGGCGGCGCCACTGGCGCTGCTAGGGTCGCAGAACCAACCGGCGTTCGTGCTAAGGCCCCCGGCAATAGCAAAGCTCAGGGTGATCTTGCTCCAGTTAAGATTGTAGATCCTAACAATCCTGGCGTAGAAGACACAGATGCAGAAACCAACACAAAGCCAACAGGCGATGCTTCTGCCAAGAACAGAGCTTCTGTTGCCACTAAAGGAACGGGTATGAAAGAACATATCGACGTAATGTTCGACGGAGAAGATCTCTCTGAAGAATTCAAAGAAAAAGCCAGCACAATCTTCGAAGCTGCCGTTAGCGAACGCGTTATCGAAATTACTGCTGCTCTAGAAGAAGAATATGAAGCTGCTCTAAACTCAAAGCTTGAAGAGATTGAAGAGCAATCAATTCAGGATCTAGAAGGTCTTGCTGCTAAGCTTGACGAATATCTAAACTATGTTACAGAACAGTGGATGGAAACCAATGAAATTGCTGTTGAATCTGCGCTTAAGTCAGAAATCACAGAAGAATTTATTGAAGGTCTAAAGAATCTATTTGCCGAGCACTATATCGACGTTCCTAATGAAAGATTCGATGTCGTAGAAGAGCTATCTGCTCGCGTAGAAGAACTCGAAGAAAAATTGAATGAAGCTGTCAACGAAAATATCGAACTTGTTGCTTCAATCAATGAAATGAACACTGAAGAAGTTTTCAACGAAATTTCAGAAGGCCTAGTAGCTACTCAGGTTGAGAAATTCAAGAAGCTAACGGAAGGTGTAGAGTACGACGATCTTTCTAACTATAAGAAAAAGCTTCAGATTATCAAAGAGAATTACTTCGGTACTGCTAAGGCAGAGAAGAGAACCTCAGGTCTTCTTGAAGAATCTTTCGAAGGTGAAGAAGAAGCGCCAGTAGCAAGAGGTCCTATGGCCCACTATATGAAAGCCATTAGCAGAAACACTGTTAAGTAAAAACATTTGTTTTATAAATAGTAAAATAGCAAGATAATTGATTGCTAACAAAGGAGAAACCAATGATTCTAACTGAAGAAGCACAAAGAAAGTGGGCCCCAGTCCTACAGCATCCTGATCTACCAAAGATTGCCGACACTCATCGTCGTGCAGTTACGGCAGTCATTCTAGAAAACACAGAAAACGCTCTTCGCGAAGCTGGTCGCCAGATGGGTTATCAGCAGCTTCTTGGCGAAGCTGCTCCAACTAACTCAATGGGCGCATCATCCTCAACTGCATCTGACGGTAATATCGACACGTTTGATCCAGTTTTGATTTCACTCGTTCGTCGTTCAATGCCTAACCTCATTGCTTATGACATCTGCGGTGTACAACCAATGACTGGCCCAACAGGTCTAATCTTTGCAATGCGTGCTCGCTACACAGATCAGACCAGTGCAGAAGCACTCTATAACGAAGCGAATACTTCATTCTCTTCACCAAGAGTACCAAACACTGCTGCCTTCGGTAATGGTCAAGTCGGTACAGTTCCTTCTGCTAACAGCAACGTTAGCAATGCCCTTTACAACATGGGTATTGGTCTACCATTAGCCAATGCTGAAGCTCTAGGTACTACTTCTCATCCTGCAATTCCTGAAATGGCATTCAGCATTGAGAAAGTAACAGTAACTGCTCTAAGCCGCGCTCTAAAGGCTGAATACTCAATGGAACTAGCTCAGGATCTTAAGGCTATTCATGGTCTAGATGCTGAAACAGAACTATCCAATATTCTTTCCGCCGAAATTCTAGCTGAAATCAATCGTGAAGTAATCCGCACGATCAACATTACAGCTGTACGCGGTGCCAATACTGGTACAACTTCACAGGGCGTATTTGACCTTGATACAGACTCCAACGGTCGTTGGTCAGTTGAAAAGTTCAAGGGCCTAATGTTCCAAGTTGAACGTGAATGTAACCAAATTGCCAAAGACACACGTCGTGGCAAAGGCAACATCCTCATCTGCTCAAGCGACGTAGCTTCAGCTCTTCAGATGGCCGGTGTTCTTGATTACGCTCCTGCTCTAAACAGCAACAACCTAAACGTTGACGACACAGGTAACACCTTCGCTGGTGTACTCAATGGTCGTATTCGTGTATACATCGACCCATACACAACCGGTAACTATCTAACAACTGGTTATAAAGGTTCTAGCCCATTCGATGCCGGTCTATTCTATTGCCCATACGTTCCACTCCAGATGGTTCGTGCAGTTGATCAGAATAGCTTCCAACCAAAGATTGGCTTCAAGACACGTTACGGCATGGTAGCCAACCCATTCGCACACAAACGGAAGCCGCGTTCGCTCAGATGTTTGTGGATATGCTCGGCAATGTGCAAGTGTTGATTCGCAACATCGGTTTGGCTGTTGTGTTCTCGCTGTGTCTGGTCACCGCGAACTCCATGGCCATGTCGATGCGAGAACGCGTCACGGAGATTGCCGTCCTAAAGGCCATCGGGTTTCCTCGCTCCCGAATTTTGTTCATGATCCTTGGCGAATCCAGCCTGATCGCGATGCTGGGCGGACTCCTGGGTGTCAGCATGGGCTGTGCGTTTCTTCAGGCGATGAACGCCGCTCTGCCGCAGTTCTTCCCGTTTACTGTTCTGGAAATGCTTGGCCCGTGGATCAGCTACGGATTCATCGTTGCGGCTGTGCTTGGAATCGTCAGCGGCCTCGTTCCGGCGATCCGTGCGGCTCAACTTTCTGTCATCGATGGCCTGCGACGCATCGCGTAGCTTGCCGTTAAGTCTCCGTTATGAATTAGCTTGGGCATTCTTGTCCGTCGCAGGTTTGTCGGACAAGAATGTCCAACCTACGTTCTTATGTTGTGGCCGGACTTCGACCGAGCCGCTCATCGTCCCTGCAATCAGATTCAACCCGAACTCAACCATGATTCCCGCCAAATACAACTTTCGAAATCTGCAGGTCCGCTGGATGACGACTCTGATGACCGTCCTCGGCACAGGACTGGTCGTCTGGGCTTCGGTGCTCTGCTTCGGACTCACCGACGGCCTGCAGTATGCGCTGCGAGTTTCGGGCGATGAGTTGGATTTGATCGTCTTGCGGAAAGGTTCGACTGACGAAACCGGAAGCGGAATTGAGCAGAAAGTGGCTCGCCAGATCGTATCACTGCCCGGCATTGCCAAAGATGAAGGCGGCCAGCCGCTGTGCTCGGTCGAGTTCGTAACGATCCTCA